CTAGCGTCAATCATCGGCCCACTCGCTGAGAAGAACGCCCAGATTGTGTCAGGTGCCATGTCGCGAGATCAGGCAGCTATTCTGTACCAAGCAATGGTCAAGATGATTGAGCTGAACCCAAGTATGGCTTTGCGGACTCAGATCACACCATCTTTCAAAAAGCTCAAAGGCATCACTACAAACGTAGAGTATAGAGCACTGTCAAAAGACGGTATCACCGCACATGGTCTATCTCCAAACGTAGCGATTCTTGACGAGACAGGACAGGTAGTTGGACCCCGTGACGCTTTCATCGAGGCTATCACCACATCACAAGGTGCACATAACGAGCCCTTGCTGTTTGTGATTTCTACTCAGGCTGCCTCTGACTCAGACTTGCTGTCTATCTGGATTGATGACGCCAAACGCAATGCAGTTCAACATATCGTGTCACACGTCTACGAAGCAGATCCTAACTGCGACCTGCTTGATGAACAACAGTGGGCAAACGCAAATCCAGCACTTGGTGTGTTCAGGTCTAAAGAAGACCTAAAGACACAGTTGGAGCGTGCGTCTCGTATGCCGTCAGCTGAGGCCGCTTCACGCAATCTCTTGCTGAATCAGCGAGTATCTTTGTTGACTTTGTTTGCTGCTCCTTCTACTTGGAAAGAGAATAAAGCAAAGCCGAATCTTGAGTTGTTCAAGACAGAGCCAGTACATCTGGGTCTTGACCTCTCAGCTCGCAATGACTTGACTGCTTGTGTAGCGTCTTGTATGGACCCTGAGACCGGTCAGGTACACACAGTACCTTTTGTCTTTACTCCTGTCGATGGTCTTAGCGATCGCGCACAGTCTGACAGAGCGCCATACGATCAATGGGTGCGAGATGGGCAGATGTTTGCTCTTCCAGGTGCGCACATGGACTATGAGATGATTGCATCCAAACTTGTACAACTTACTCAAGGATGGAATCTTGCGACTCTTGCATTCGACTCTTGGCGCATTGACGATTTCAAAGTCGCTGCAGAAAAAGTAGGATTTGCGAGTGAGTGTGATTGGCAGCCAGTAGGCCAAGGATTTAGAGATTTCTCGCTTCGACTAGATGGTCTTGAGTCTTTGCTGTTGCAGAACAGACTGCACCACGGCTCTCATCCACTGTTGAACATGGCCGCTGCAAACGCTATTGTGATCACAGATCCTGCTGGCAACCGCAAGTTGGCAAAAGACAAATCATCACAACGTATTGACCCACTCGTTGCCCTGGCAATGTCCACTTACCCGCTGTCTGACGGCAAACATGAAGCGTTAGACTTATCTTCAATGATCATCTAGGAGGCCGCATGAATTGGCGTGACTATTTTCAAAAAGCGGCCGCACCAAAGAGTTCTGGCGCACGCGTTTATGTGCGAGACAAGATTGGACGCTTTGCGTCTAAGTGGGGAGCAAAAGGATTTGAGCACGCTGGTGTAAGTCCAACTGCGCGATACAAGCGTATGGACTTTGTCGACGCTCCTCCTCTTATTCGTGCACGTCTAGTAAAGATGGCTGTTGCCACTATTCGAGGAGATACTAAAGGATCTACTCTAGATGGCATTGTTGCCGCAATCTCGCAGGCTACCGGCACTACACAGAGTCGTGATCTCGCTGAGGCTGTGCACAGCACCGTTAAGGATCTTCAGAAGCGTAAAGAACTCTCAGTCACCGCTACTCCACAAGCGATCAAACGCGAAGGCGGTCATTGGGTGTTTGTGGACATCAATCCTATCACTGGCAAAGCAGGCCAAGGCGGTCGTGAAATTGCCACGCGTGATGTCATCGCTATCAGCTTGACTAAGCAAGGCACAAACTCACTAGCGCCTGCTGAACGCAAAGGATTTGATCTTGGACAGTCGTTGTCTATTACACGTCCGTCTAAGTTTGATCCTGTTCCTGGCGGCATGGCTGAGAAAGCGCTTGAAATTCGACGTGCAGCATTCCCGTCTTCAAAGCTCGCCCCTCAAGGACGCGTGCACGCAAGTGAGCCTAATGCCCCTGAGCTGCTCAAAGTAGAGTTTAAAGAAGGACAGGTGCGAAAGCCGGGCCAGCAAACGTTGGGGGAGACGTATAAGAATCTTGACTGGTATGACGCAACTTCTTCAGCGCGGGCCAATGTAGGCGCAATGACAGGTGACAAAGCACTTCTAAAGTCGGTAAGACTTCAGCCCGGTGCTATTGACTCGCCTGCTGTACAGACCGCTAAAAAGTTGAACATACCTCATCCCGACAAACCGTATTATGCTATTCTAAATCCCGGGGGCAACGGCCGCGAAATCACACGCGACATGCTCGACATTGGTGGTTTGGCAGACAATCCGTCGGAAATCAAAAAAATCGTAAAGTTGGTTGACACTCCGCGTTTGTATGGTGCGCGAGCAGCTGGTACTGCACGAGGAGTAGAAAGTGAAATTATCAAAAGAGCTGGTTTTGGCAAAGACAACCCTGCTTCTGCCGAAGTTAAGTCAAAAGCCAAACTCTTGGCGACCACACTCGTCAACAACTTTGGTGAAACACCCATGGCGCAATTCGAAGCGAAGTTCAAAGGACTTGCGAAAGAAGTCCCAGACAACTTTGTGTATACTAATCCGGTCAACGGCTTCCGAATGAGCTTTCAAAAACATGACGTGTCGGTCTATCGTGGCTTCTTGAAAACCGATGATGGAAAAGAAGTGCGAGCAACTGCACGATACCCAGATGAGCCAAACAAAAACAAATCTACAAACTCAGCAATGCCTCTGTTTGTTCAATCAATGGACGCTGCGGTAAAAGATGAGATCATGGTGCGCCTGAAAAATCCTTTCTCTAAGCATGACGCATTTGCAGTAGATCGCCGAAAAGGTGAGGCCGCTGTGAAAGAGTTGCGACAGGTTGCTGCAGACGCTTACACCAAAATCAATCGCGCTAATCCTATTGGCGATCTTGGCGAGCAAATGAAAAAGCAGTGGAAAGCACAGATTGGATCTGAAGTGCGATACGGCGGCACGCGCAAGAAAGGCTATAAATACAAGATCTTCACTCAAGCTGACTACGATAAAAAAGTAACAGCTATCAACAACGCTGTAAACAACTTCTTCCCGTCTGGCAAACCGCCTTCTGTAACAATCCCTGGTAACACCGACCACTTGGAGCTCGAATAAGATGCGTATCCTAACTGAAGCAGATATCAAAGGAACGCGTGCCTTACTCGCTTCGCAGATTGTTGAGATCATGTTGGAAGAGGATGACGGCACTGTCCGTTTTCCTCTTGATGATAGATTTACAGCAGGCATGCAGTTGGCTGAAAACCCACTTGACGACCCTCTTGAAGATGGTGATGAGTGGGCTTTTTACGACTTTCTACTCGACAATGAAGAAAAGACTGTACAGTTCAACGAAGAGACCACAGGTGCGTTTTCACTCGAACAGATTGAAATGCTCGTTGAGTGGCGTTTGACACAGATCTTGGACCATATTGACTGAGGATTACTCAATGGAACTAACTAAAATTCTTACATCTCCTGTCGAGCAGATCCGCGGCGTCACGCTATACATCAAAAAGTGTTCACACTGTTCCCTTCTTTACTTTGGCAAAACAGTTAAAAATATAGATAAATATAAGGGGTCCGGCTTAAAATGGGCGCGACATCTTGCACACCACAAGAGTGACGCAATAACTATTCTAGCCAAATACTATGCCGATGTAGACAGGGCGTCCCGCGTTGCTTTACGTTTTTCTGCGCGCCATAAGATTGCAACGAATGCGCTGTGGGCAAATCTAAAGCCAGAAGATGCAAAAGCAGGGTTTACTGTCGGCGCTGCGCAACCGTGGAACAAAGGCCATAAAAAGCCAGGTACGGGTAACGCACTGCGAGGGCGAAAGCACCCGCCACGTTCAGAAGAGTGGTGCCAACGTCTGTCTGCCTCAAAGAAAGGCAAGTCAAACCCAAAACTTGCCACAGCACTCACTGGTCGCACTTCTGCAAACAAAGGTAAGGTTGCTCCAAGATATTTGGATGTTGAGACCGGTGCCATAATGAGTTTAGCCAATCTACGCCGCTGGCACCCAGAGCGTGTGCCGTACACTGTAAGGATCTAGTATGACTATGTTCTACAAATCCCTGACAAGCCCTCCTCAACAAATCCACGGCACCACGCAACCTACATATAAATTCGTGGTTAGCACGGACGATGAAGATCGTGATGGCGACATTGTCAAACAGGACGGTTGGGTCCTTGACGACTTCAAGCGTAACCCAATCGCACTCTTGCAACACAAACATGACATGCCAATCGGCAAGTGGTCTAACTTGACCACACGTGCTCGACCTAACGGCGGCTATGAAACAGTTGCAGACCTAACACTTGCCCCACCTGTGAGTGACACGCTGAAATATGCACACGCACTTGTTGAGGCTCATATTTTGAATGCCACCTCTGTTGGTTTCCAAGCGAAGACGTTTGAAAAACGCAAAGACGCTTCTGGCAAACCCTCACGTGGCCACATTATTCATAAAGCGGTTCTGCGCGAGATTTCTCTCGTGTCAGTTCCTGCTAATCAATCGGCACTGCGGATCGCTAAGTCCCTTGCCATTAGTGATGATGTCATCAAGAGCTTTGTAACCAATCCTGCCAACCGAGTCGATTCCGACATTGACGTTGACAGTGATGACCTTACGCCGACTACTCTGGCTGTCGACAAAGCAAATGAACTGCTCGCTAAGTCCTCTTTTAGCAACTCCGTGTTTAG